GTGTCATCAAAATCCAAGCTAATTGTTACTTTCATTTTATGTCCCTTTCTCAATAATTCTAACGCCTGTAATTGGTAAATATCGGTTGGCCGCATGAAGCCCTTTGTAATCCCGCTCAACACGGCCTATATATTCCGTTGGCTCATTTAACGGGTGACTGGCTGCAAAAAACTGAACAATATCTCCAATTTCAATATTTTCCACCCCCGTCTGGTTGACGGCCTGTAGTTCGCGCAGGGCTTCGGTTAATTGAAGCTCAACAATCTCACCCAATTCTCGAAGGGAATAATGTCTATCATACTGCCTTGCATGAGCGCGGGCAGATTTGATCTTTTCGATAGCCTTCTCAATCTCTTTCATTAGTCAGTCCTCCATTAATCTCGCTTTCAATCAGCTCTGCCTGCATTATGACCGCGCGGATAAGTTTGTATTTTTTCGCCGATAACGGAATATTTGCGTTAAAGCAGCGATCCAGATAAAGCAGCGCTTTTTCTTTGCTGGTCATTTTTTTCGCTTTTCTAAAATTAAAATAATCAATCCTAAAACGTAGCAAATAACAAACCCGCCAGCGCCTAAGCCTAGAACAAATCCAAATGCGTCAAAGAAGTTTTCAGCCATCACAGCCCCCGCACGATAAAGAACACAGCGAGCGCCGCGCAGATCAGCGAAGCAATAATAATCAGTTTGTCTAAGTCAATTTTCATGGGCCACCTCTACGTTAAAATTACGCGCTGGTTCTGATAAACCGGCATAAACATTTTGTATTTCCATGGGTACTTTCGGCAGATTTCTTGCCATACCCATTTTTGAATGTAGACCGGGGCAAGCTTTTCGTATTCGTCTAAAGCGGGCGTTTTTTCGATGTTTGATCTTTGGGCTTTTTTCATGGCTTAAACGAGCTTTCCTTGTTGAGTTTTGCAAGAGCATGGCTGGCGGACCATTTGACCGTCCTCCTCGTCCATGAATTCGATTATCCCGCTTCCATCGCAGCTTTTGCATACGGCGGCGGGCTCGGGCTTTTTTTCTGGCGCAGGCGCATTTTCCTCTTTGAAAGATTCAAGGGTTTTTTCCTTTGCCTCTGGCTTTTCCGGCTCAGCGGGTTTTCCCTCCTCCGGAATCTCGCGCAGGGAAACATCAAACCATTGCTCGATTGTGGACATTTCATCCTTAAGGCTGTTGTAAATTTTCTGCATTCCTACCATTTGCGCTGGGCTTATGGTTTCAACGTTTCGGCCCAGCCGCTTCTCGATCATTTTGCGATCAACATTGAATTTGGCAAAGGTCGCCAGCATTTTCTTGATATTATCCGGCGTTACATCCGCGCTTGCTTTCATGGTTGTTTCGCATTGCTCTACGCAGGCGTCTATAATGTCGCCGGGGATCAAGGCAAGGATACAGGCGCGCACGCGGCGGGCGGCTTGGTTTGCCTCCATTTCGTAGATGTCGCGCTCGTCTGTCAAAGGCTTTTGGCCTTTTTTCGTATCACGAACATGGCGGACCTCAAATTCGCGCATTTCAGAAACGCCCGTTTGATAGTCATAGGCATAGGCCTGCAGCAACGAAACACCGGGGCGGCGCTCAAGGCATCGCCAGCCTGATTTCATGTGGCCCCAATTGCGCTTGATCGCCTCAGCAAGCCTAATTGAAGGGCCTGTGACCTCCTGCCCGCCGCGCGGGAAGCTGTAAATGGCAACCTCAGCCAGTGTTTTACGCTGGCACTCGATCAGCATATTGTCGACCGCCTGCGATTGATTGCGGGGCCGGTGCATGGCAAACATGAAAGAGGCGTGAACCTCGGCAATGCTTCGCTGCATTTCAGCGGTCATAAGGGCGTTGCCGCCGCTTGCTGGCGCTGGGGCTGATACCGCCGCGCCGCCGAAAGGGTTAAGATTTGTTACTTTAGGTTCAAGTTTTTGGATTTGGTTATTGTCAGACATTTTGCGACTCTCCTCGTTGTAAATTCTATCCTTTGACGTTATGCGTTTGCAAAAAAAAGTCAATAGCTAAAAGGGCGATTCTTCGGTCAAAACATTGATGGAAATATACCCTTTCCGGCCCGGTATTTTTTGCCCGACCATGTCCGGAGTTATTACCCTGTCAGGCTTGTTTTCTACCCTGCGAAACTTTGCCCGCATCTTTCCGCATTTGACGGATTTTGCCGGATCCAGCAAATAAAAAAGCTTGGCCTCAGCCACTTCCAGATCATCTTCAAGCTTTTTAACGTAGTTTTTTATGATGAAATAATCATTCATGGCTGCCTGTATTTCCGGATCGTTGGTTTCGTCAACCTCAGCGATCGCCAGCCTAGATTTCAGGGTTTTGATTGTTTCTTTATCCCGCTTGAAATCAGGCTCCGGCGGCGTAGTGCGAATCCAGAATTTTATTACAGCCTGCCGCAAAATTAGGGCAACCTCCGGATCATGTTCAACCAGCATCGAAAAAAGCCTGTTGCCGCCTACGCATACAATCAAATAACTGCGTGCTCGGCCTGTGCATTCCATTTCGTGCTGCACCTGAAGCATGATATGAAGCGGCGCTTTTGTTATTGTTTCGCCCTCATATTCCCATTTATTCGCAAACTGCATGGAATCCACGTTTTTGATCTGGGCCATAAGGTTTTTGTCGCTGGCTGAATATGCGTCCGGGGTGCAACCCATGCCTTGAACGTATGAATGCTCGACATAGATTTTGGGCTGATAAAAGTCAAAGCCCCATTTTTTGTTTGCCCATTCAATTATGCCGGCCTCAAGGTATCGCCCAGCCTCCGCGCGGGCGTTTCCGTCCAGATCGGGCGCCACAAGATCGCCGCGCTTTTGGTGATAAAGGCTGTAATAGGTCTGGCCCTCATACGGGCTTTCGCCGAATAAGGCGGCAATATCGCTGCCGCCTATATTCTTTTCCCTTAATTCTTTCCAAAGATCAGTCATTTTTTTTCCTTAAAAGGGTGGGGGTGATTTTCGGTTCGCCTACAAACAACTCAAAAGACTCGGCATCTCCCGACTACGGGCTTAACGCTCTTTTGATATTCTGCCTTTGGCAGCGCACCCCCATAACCATTTACCGCACCTGGAGCTTGGTATCTTCGAAAATGGAAGCCCCGCGCAGCGTCCGCCCGCCAGATTTCACAAACTGCTTGATGGCGAAATCAATGTCCTCCTCGCGGAAATAGGGCCGCAGCGTTTCAAGGTCGATTTGCGCGCGGTCTGCAAGGTGGCCCGTCCAATCAATCCGCGTTGTGGAAACGCTACCCTGATCGCCGCGCACAAATGATTTGATCTCTTTCGAGTTTTCAAGCCTGTTTGCCTGCTGCTCAACCTTTCCGGCATCGTATAGGGCGTGGGCGGATTCGCGCTCTAGGGCCTTTGCTTTGCGCTCGGATTCGCGCTTTTCCTCCTCCATTTTGCGCTCTTTTTCTTTCAAGGCTTTTTCTTCCTCGCGTTTTTGCCGCTCGATTTCCTTGGCCTTTTCCTCCTCGTCTTTAAGCTTTTGCTTTGCGGCTTTATCGGCCTCTTTTGCTGCGCGTTCGGCGGCTTCCAATTCGTCTTTCGCCTTTTGTTTTGCTTCGCGATCCTTGCGCTCGATTTCATCCTTTTGCGCTTTCAGGCGATCGATTTCGGCCTGACGCTCGCGCTGGGCCTTTTCCTCCTCCTCGCGAAGCTTTCGCAATTCTTCTTCTTGCACTTTGCGCTTTGCTGCGGCTTCATCTTCAATGCGCTTGCGTTCGGCATCAAGGCGCTCTTGTTCTTCGCGGGCTTTCCGGGCCGCTTCTTCGCGCTCCTCGCGGGCCTTGCGCTCGGCTTCCTGTGCTTCGCGCAGCAGGCGTTCCTCCTCCTCGCGCTTGCGGGCGATTTCTTCCTCTTTCCGGCGGCGCTCGGCGGCTTTTTTGGCCTCGACCCATTTGGCTTGGATAGGATCAACAAACCGGCGGATTTCTTTCAGTACATCGATGTATTTATTGAAAGCCCCGTCCACGACTCGGCATCTTTCCAAATACGGCTGTTTTTCGCCTTCGCGCAAGGAATCGATCACTTTTGCCAATTCCTTAATTTGCTTCAGGTAATCGCCAACCTTTTTGGCCTCCGCCTCGTTTGTGATCTCGGCGGGAACTTTTTCTTTATCCTCGATCAGCGATTTTGCGCGGGTAAAATATTCAGGGTATTTCTGGGCCATTTCTTGCTCAAAAATTTCGATTGGGCTGGGCGGGTTATTGTGGCCAATTGGGGCAACATCAACGCCCGGAATTCTTAAACTTTGCATTTTAAAATCCTTTCAAATATATGGTTTTAGTTAGTAATATTGCGTACGTTTGCAAAAAAAAGTCAATAGTATTTACACGAGAAAATCAATTAAAAGACACAGGGCAAGTAAGACCCAAACCACGCCAGCGACACAAATGCCGATTTTGCCGATAATGCGCAGGAAATCGAATTCGGAATCGTATAAATCTGGCTGCGGCTGGGGATTTTTAAGGCGGAAATCATCATCGTTTTTCATGCGTCTGGCTCCATTCTTAATTCAAAAATCGCGTTTCTAAGCTCTGATGGCAGTACCCCGTCCGGCGCATGGGCGATTGCGTTTCTGCGCCCGGCCTCGTGTATAGCCTCCCATTCGTGGCAGGGATCGCGGACTATATTTGCCGCAGCGCTGGCATAAATCCGATGCAATCGCTTTTCATCATGCCCAACCTCGCGCAAGGCCCCAGCCTTAAAATGCCGCTCTATATGGTCTCTTGCCCAATGCTTACGGGCGTTAATCCATTTTACAGTGATCATTTTTGCACCTTTTTGTATTTAAAATGCGTTGGTTTTCCGCCTAAAATTCCAGTCCACCAAATGCCGAATTTTATTCCTTCAGCATAAGACCATGAGGGCCGCACACCATTAGAAGCGGCGGCGGGGCTTGGTATATACGGCGCCGCAAATAAACACGGACGATCCGATCCATCGTGATCAGATATATGCATCCAGCCAGTTTCTTTATCGGGGTATCTTAAATCCATCAAGCGGCCCCCTTTTTTATCGCGCCCATGTATTCCGCGCTGATGATGTCCGCTTCGATTTTATCATAATTCAATGTCCTCACATCATCGTAAATTGGCACATCGGGCCAGTGTTTCCTTAAAACTTTCTGACAGAATTGATCTATTTCGCAAAAAGCAACGGTTTCAAAGCCCCCTGTGCGCTCAAGGCCAAGTGAAAAACCGCCGATTCCTGAGAATAAATCTAAGACTCTGAGCATAAAAAATAATTCCTTAAAAAGACACAGGGGGCGGAGTCTGTGTGTGTCGATTTGGGGAGAAGCACCGCCCCCTGCTTTGGCTCTTGCCGCCCAGATAACGGCAAAAGTTATTTCTTAAAAGTCACCCGCGCGCCATCCTTGAACGCCTCGGCCTCATATTGCAAATCCGCGATAATGAAATCCAAATGCTCGGCGTTAAGCTCAAAGCCCTCCTCCTCCATTTCATCGGCGATCACGTTCAGGCGCGATGACCATTTGCGCATTTTGTCGGCTATTGACATGGCGCACCCTTTGCTTTCTCAACAATCGCGCGAGCTTTTTTTGCCTCAAGGCCGTTGTATGCCTCGCAAATCCGGATCAGCCGTTCCAAAGCCTCCAAAAGTTCTGGGGCGGATGCAATCAGGGCGGCGTGAGCTTGCACAGGCTCTTTTTTAAAAACCGTTTTGGCATCATCAAGAAAACCCGTATGCTCGAACACTTCTGCAATAATATTATTATCTTTGTCTGTAATTGCAAAATCGTATCCGCCTGTATTATCAGGAATCGGTGATTTCAAATAAGTCCAAGGCCCAATATTTGATTTAGTCATGAAACACCGCCTTCTCAAGCTGGGCCTGAAACTCGCCGCGCTCTTTAATCCATTGCGGTTTTTGCGCTGGGCGCGGGACCGGCTGATCAAATTCCTCGGGGCTGAAAAATACATCCTCAGGGTTTTGGGTTTGGCTTAAACGATCCCATTCCATCAAATGCGCGTTGCCAGCGTATTCCTGCGGCACAACCTCGCCCGCCGGATACGACACCGCGATCAGCCAGCAAAATCCTGTGACCGTTGCCGCCAGCAGCGTGAAATCCGCCGCAAATCTTAAGCGTTTCTTAATCTGGCGTTTCTTGTTCGCCGTGTGCTGGGATGATTTTACTATGATTTTTTTAGACATGGTTTACTTCTCCTGTAGGTTTTTAATGTCGACAACCCGACCTTGCGCCTGTTGCATAAAAAAGTCAACTGCAATTTTCAACACTATTGATTTTTTTTTACAAATGCCTAATAATCGCCCTATGACAAAGCAAAAACTTAATAAATCCTTTACCGAACAGGATAAAGAGCGGAAAAAAGAAATCCAGAAAACTTGGGAGGAGCGCTTTAAAAGCCTGCTGGTGCATACCGAAATGGATATGAAAGCCTTCTGCGCCAAGTATCGGGCCACGTATGAGCAAATCTCCCGCGCCAAGAATCTTAAAATGATTTTATCGTGGAAAATAATCGACAGGGTGGAAGATGGCTTCAAAAAAGAAGGCTTCTAAAGCCCCAGCCAGCCCCCGCGATTTTAATGAAGTTTTAACGAAAAGCTGTTGCAGATTTATAACCGGCGATGTCAAGGCCGGAACCGCATCATTCTGCCCTAATCCGCGCAAACCCGGCACGCCTTATTGCCACGCGCACGCCGATCTGTGCATAATCGTACCCGAACCCCTACCCATCGAGCAGCTTGTAAAAAAGGCTTGAATTTAAATTTTTTATCCCATAACGTGGATTGGCTGGCAGGCTGATCCCCTCGCAAGCTGGTTGCCTCTACAATCAGGCCAGCCACTTTTACCTTTAGAGGAAGGTTCGCAATGGATAGACTTTTCAGAATAGATTTTTACCCGCAAGATTGGCTTATTGGCACGTCCATGTTGGACGCAGAAGAATGCGGTGTTTACATTCAAATTTGCGCCCTGATTTATGCCCGAAAAGGGCCTATAAAAAACGACCCAGAAGATATTTCCAGAAAGCTAAAAAACTGCTCAATACGGAAAACAAGAGCGATTATTGAAAGGCTCGAAAAAAAGGGGAAAATTCATTTTCACGGCGATTTCATACTCCAAAAAACTGCTGAACGTGAGCTGAACTCCAAGCGAACTCACCTTGAACTCAGCGCGAAAGGAGGCCGAAATAAGGCTGAAAAAGAACGTGAATTGAAAGAAAACAAAGACTTAAGTTCTAGCGGAAATGAAAATTCGGTATCTAGCTCGACAGCGTCCCCAACAGCGTCCCCAACAGATATTAAGTATTACTCTGATAAATCAGAGTTGTCCGAATCCCAATTTTCCCTTGATCATCCACCTGAGCAAAAAGACCCGATCCAAGAGGCCGTGGAAATCTACAACCAAGCAGCAAAAAATCTTGGGCTTTCAATCTGCCAAAAAATATCGAATTTAAGAAAATCAAAACTGAAATTGCGCCTGAAGGATTGCGGCGGCATAGAGGGATGGAAAATTGCAATCGAAGAATTATCCAAATCAAAATTTTTAATCGGGCAGAACGATCATGGCTGGAAAGCATCGTTTGATTTTATTCTGCAGGAAGAATCTTTTATCAAACTCATGGAGGGAACTTATCGTGATAAATCAACCACAAAATCAAAAGGAAACGCAAATGAAGAACTCGCAGGATTCTTGGAACGCCTTGGAAATTAAAAACCTAGCAATGGCTTTGACCTTTGCTTACAAGGCCCAAAATACTTACAAAGAACCTCTTGATCTTGAGGATCGAATTGAGGGCTGGAAATTTATTCTGGAGGATGAATACAGCATCGAGCAAGTGCTGTGGGCTTTAAAGAAATTTTTAAAAAACAATCCAACCATGCCAGTGCCTGCCGATATGATTGCGATCCTAAACCCGCCAAAACCCCGCATAACCGAGGCCCAATACGTTCAGGCCCAGAAATGGCAAGAGCGCAACGGCTATCCAGTTTTCTCGGAGGCAAAGGACATCATCGAAGCCTACAACGCCCAGGAGCAGGAATTGCGCGAAGCCTACGATACCGCAAGCGAGGTGATCAAAAACCTTTCAGCCAACAGCGTGAAATCAATTTCAAACAACTACGGAGAGCGCCATGACTGACGATAGCGATGTACAAACCGATCTAGGATTTAACCTACCGCCTGCGCCTGAAAAGAAAAAAGCTCATCGCGTGAAAATCTTTTTGCAGAAATTCCAAAACTTCAAGGGAACATGGGTTGAATACTGCCAATACCTCGAAAGCATGAACGCCCTATCGCCGCGCATCGATCCCTACACAGGAAGGTTAAAATACTAGCTATGGAAAGCGAATTCACAAAAGTTTGCAAACGATTGGAACACTACGAAACCCCGCTATGGGCTGTTGAGCAGCTTCTCGAAAAAGAAAAGCTACAAAGCTTTGTTCTTGATCCATGCTGCGGCACTGGCATTCTCAGCGAAGCGGCAAAGGCAAAGGGTATCAAAGTTTATGCCTCGGATATTACTGATTGGGGCTATCAAGATCAAAAAGAAATTTATGATTTTTTAAAACTTGAAAGCAGACAGCTTGTCCCTAGCTTTGGTTTTGACGTGCTGATGAACCCGCCGTTCTCTACCGCCTGCGAGTTTGTAAAAAAATCTTTGGATATTGGCGCGCAGAAAGTTTATTGCTTCCAGCGCTTCGCGTGGTACGAGTCCCGAAGCCGGAAAGAGTTTTTTGACGCGATGCCCCTGAGCAAAATTATTCTCTGCGGATCGCGCGCATCCTGCTGGCGCCATGATATACCATTCGAAAAAAGAAAAAAATCAGGAACGACCACGGCGCACGCTTGGTTTGTTTTCGATCCGAAACATTCCGGGCCGGTAACTTTGGACAGAATTTACAAGCCCACTTGACAAAAAAATGCAAATCACAGACAGTCAAAAAACACCGAAATTTCACAAACCCAAAAAAAGGAAAATCTGAAAATGGCAAAGGAAAAGAAAATCCCCCTGAACCTCGATGAAGAACAGGCAGAGCGCGCAAAATACGGCGGCCTGCTTCGCGAGGATATTTTGAAAACAGCCGAGGAAATCGGCATTGCGAAAGAAAAATCTGCGAAGGTGCAGGGCGATCTTTCCGATGATTTGCAAAAGTTCGAGGACAAGGGCGGAAACAAGAAAGCCCTGAAATGGGCAAAGCAAGTTGCCGACATGGAAGCGGCAACCGCGCAAGACTTCTGGCGCTGTCTGGTTGGCTATGCAACGGCGCTGGGCGTATTCGATCAAATCGATATGTTCACGCAAGAGCAGGAAAACAACGCCAACGCAGCGACAATCGCGGCGGCATCGGCTGGCAAGCCTAAGATCGGCGCAGAGGCGGGAATTCACTAACCCATGCTTTTCCCGTACTACGAAATCACCCTTGGAATGCCAACCTCAGTGAACAGATCGCGCGAGGTTGGCAAGAACAAAAAAGGCGGGTACATCGTCCGAAGCTCGGAATATGAAAGCTGGTTGCAGTACGCCGCAATCGAATTCAGAAACCAGTTTCCATTTGGCGTTTCTGAAAAATTCAAGGGCCGGTTGCGCGTGGATTATATTTTCTGCTGGACCGCTGACTCGCCGGGCCGCCTGAGCAGCGATATTTCAAACCGGGAAAAAGCCCTTTCGGATTTCTTAGAAAAGAAATTTTTTGAGAATGACAACCAGATCGATGAGCAGCACCATTACCGCCGGATTATTCCCTCGGGGCATAACCACGTTCTGGTCCGCATTTACGAAATCGATGATCGACGTTTTCGCAAGCCGGGGTTGATATGGTCCCCGGCTCTGGAAACAACCCCCGCGCTTGGGGTTGAAAAATAAAAAGGCGCGATTTAACGTAAACCACGAAAAGGAGGGCAAAAAATGCCTGATGAAACACAAAACACCGAAACTCAACCTGAAACAGCGCCGGAAACTGGCACAGGAACGCCCGTGGATGCGGTGAAAGAGTCCGAAGCTACCCCAGCCTCAGGGGAGTCCTCAGAGGCCCCTCAGGAGCCAAAAACAGAGGAAGCGGCCTAAACGGTTTTTTCCCCTAAGACATGGAAAACCCCCCAGCCTAAAAACTGAGGGGTTTTTTATTATCCGGTATAATATTGGTTTTATACCTCGTGCGCGGTGATCAAAAACTTCTTTCCATTGCCCTCAATATATGCGCTCCGGCCCCCGTCACCTTTTTTTGTTTTCAAAAGGTACAGCATAACCTGATCGATTACCTTTTCTGGATCGCCCTCGATGGCCTTTATTCTGGGCGATGGCTTGCCCCTGAAAACAAGGCGCTGGGTAAATGTTTTTGATACGCCATCGGCTTTGCGAAATCGAAAGCGGCCCGGAACAACCTCAAGATATGGATGGCATTTAGTCTGCATCTTTTACCTCAATATCGTGTTCGGGGGCGCGGGTAATGCTTGCCTCAATAAGCCCTTCCGTACCAATGCCAAAACTTGAATAGCGGCCATTGTGATTTGATTTTTGCATATCAAAAACATAGCGCCCTGTATGGTCAAAACCGATAAAATAGAAAAGAGAATAAAGGCTGTTTCTAAACGCCATCCCCGGCTTGACATCCTTCCAGTCAAACGGCGCTGGTTCGTGTTTGACTACACTTTGATTTTCTAAATAAAAAGATGCTTTTCTATTTATAAGATCAGCTACATCTTCCGATAACATAATCGTCACTAAATCGCCTTTGTTGTATTTCATTTCTTTGTCTCCTCTTTTAAAACCTGATCAGCGGCATCATGCGCAATCTTGATCCCGGCAATATTGGCTTCAGTTAAAATATCATGTAAATTTCCAATCCAATTCCGCGCGCCGGGCTTCGATAGCGTTTCTTTAAAAGAACGCTCCATAACCGTCTTGCGCACGACAAAAGTCAAATAAAGCCAGCGTATGAATTGAAGATTTCTTTCCATTGGCGGAATATGCTTAAACCGCTCGTGATAATTTCCCTCGAGGTTTTTAAGGGCATCGTTCAGGAATTTGTCAAACTCGCTCATCGACAATCCCCCCGCGCTCTGGTGCCTTAAAGATCAAAGCCCGCACCGCGCAGTCTTTGGCCTCTAGCAGCTTACGCAGCGCCACGGTCTTTTCCGGATTGTCCGGCAGCGCAACATCAATCTCCTGCGCCAGCGCGTGGAATTTCTTGCTTACATCCTGCAGCGGCCCCGCAAGATGCGAAAAGGTAAAAAACTGTAATATGTGATTGTTTGACATGGTTGATCCTTTGTATTGAATTGCAATAATTGAAAACCAACGTACGCTATTGACTAAAATAATCAATAGGCATTATTCTGTTAAAATATTAACGAATGGAAAAACGAAAGCCGCACCCCGCCATGAAATACGAAATGAAGAAAATTTCCGATTGCACTCCGAGCGCCAGAAATGCCCGGACGCACTCCGAGCGCCAGATTGATAAAATCGCCGAGTCGATAAAGGAATTTGGCTTCATGAATCCGATCATTCTGGATAAGGACGGTGAAATCATCGCGGGGCATGGGCGGCTGGCGGCATCCCAAAAGCTCGGGCTGGCTGAGGTGCCTGTCCTATATGCCGATCACCTTACGCCCTCCCAGATCAAAGCCTACAGACTCGCGGACAACCGCCTTGCGCTTGATGCCGGTTGGGATGATGATTTGCTGAAAATCGAATTAATGGACCTAAAAGAGCTTGGCTATGACACAGGGCTGACGGGCTTTGATCCCGATGAAATAGACGATTTTCTTGAGCTTAACGCAGGCGGAAAAACAGACGAGGACGATATGCCACCGGTGCCGGTCGATCCGGTTTCGCAGCTCGGCGACATTTGGCTGCTGGGCGATCACCGCCTTATGTGCGGGGACAGCACCGACCAGGCGCAAGTTGAAACGCTGATGGTAAACACCAAAGCCGACTTACTTCTTACGGATCCGCCTTACAACGTGGCCTATGAGGGAAAAACAAAAGACGCTATGAAAATCAAAAACGATCAAATGGGGGACGATGCCTTCTTGCAGTTTCTTACATCGGCCTTCACCGCTGCAGATGCTGTTATGAGGCAAGGAGCAGCGTTTTATATATGGCACGCCGACAGCGAAGGTTACAATTTCAGAGGCTCCTGCGCTGCAGTTGGCTGGAAAGTAAGGCAATGCTTGATTTGGATAAAACAGTCTATGGTACTGGGGCGTCAAGATTACCAATGGAAACACGAGCCCTGTTTATACGGCTGGAAAGATGGAGCCGCTCACTTTTGGGGCAGTGATCGAAAGCAAACAACCGTTCTTGAATTCAACCGCCCATCCAGAAACGACATACATCCGACTATGAAACCTGTCGACCTTATCGAATATCAGGTTTTAAACTCCTCACAAAAAAACGGCATAGTTCTCGACCTATTCGGCGGCTCAGGCTCCACCCTGATCGCCTGCGAAAAGACAAATCGCAAAGGCCGCCTGATGGAACTGGACCCGGTCTACGTTGACGTCATCGTCCGGCGCTGGGAGCAGTACACAGGGAAATATGCTATACTGGAATCAACAAAACAGAAGTTTGCAAAAGTTGAAAAAGAGCGAAAAGGATGACGAGAAAAACCAAACAGCAAAAGGCGGTTAAGAAAACCAAGCCGCCCAAAACCCAGCGCAAGCACTCAGGCGGAGCGCGGCCCGGCAACAAACACGCCACAATCTACGACACCCCGGAAAAGCGCGCCGATCTTATGGATGCCATTTGCAAGCATCTTGAAAACGGCCTTTCTCATGATTGCTTCCCTTATTGCGATTGGAAAACCGTTAAAAAATATGCGAATGACTACCCGGATGATTTCCCCGAGGATCGCTTAAACGAAGCTGTTCGGCGCGGGCAAATGGTCTGGGAAACGCTCGGGATGCGCGGCGCCATGGGCCGGGTCGGAAACTTCAGCGCGGCAAGCTGGATATTTAACATGAAAAATCGCTACGGCTGGAAAGATAAAAAGGAAATCGACCACAAGGGCGCGGTTCCTACAACCGCAAAGCCGCATGAGGATATGACCCCTGAGGAAGCGGCCCAGCGATATAACGAAATGATCAAGGAATAAATGGCGCTTGCAATCTGGCCCCCTGATTACCGCAAAGAGCATATTCGGCGCATAAATCTTTTGATGCGGCTGCGCAATAGCTACGATCTCCAGCGCATAGCCCAGACCCATTACAAAAACGATCCGGTCGCGTGGATTAACGATTGGTGCATAACAGTCGATCCGCGCGTCAAGCCGCCCGCCCCGCGCACGATGCCCTTTATTCTTTTCCCCCGGCAAGTCGAATTCATTCATTTTTTGCGCGAGTGCTACGAGGACAAGGAATCCGGCCTTGTTGAAAAGGCCCGCGATGTCGGCGCGTCATGGCTCTGCGTTTGCTTTTCAGTCTGGCTCTGGCTTTATCATGATGGATCAACGATTGGTTTCGGATCGCGCAAGGCTGAATATGTAGATAAGCAGGGCGATCCGAAAGCCATATTTCCCAAAATCCGCCAGATCATTCAAAACTTGCCGCGCTGGATGCTTCCCTCAAATTTCGATATTGATGCGCACAGCACGTATATGAAGATCGTTAATCCTGAAAACGGCGGAGTTATCACCGGCGAGGCGGGCGATAACATGGGCCGGGGCGGTCGTACCTCGATTTATTTTAAAGACGAATCCGCGCATTACGAGCAGGCGGAAAAGATTGAAGCCGCGCTGGGCGATAACACGGACGTTCAAATCGACATTTCAAGCGTGAATGGCACAAACAACGTATTTTATAATCGGCGCATGGCGGGCGAAATCTGGTATTCAGGCGCAAAAATAGAGCCGGGCAAAACCCGGGTATTCATATTTGATTGGGCCGATCACCCGGGCAAAAACAAAGCGTGGTATGAGCGCCGCCGTAAAAAGGCCGAGGATGAGGGCCTGCTGCACGTTTTCAAGCAAGAGGTTGAGCGCGATTATTCCGGATCGCAAGACCGCATCATTATCCCGCAGGAATGGGTCCGGGCCGCCATCGATGCGCATATCAAGCTGGGTTTTGAGCCTGAAGGCGTAAAATACGCATCGCAGGATATTGCGGATGGGGGCAAAGACAAGAACGCCCTTGTCGCACGGCATGGCGTTGTTTGTAACTACGCAGAGCATTGGGGCGGCGAGGCTGGCGAGGCCGCAAAGGTCGCTGTCCCGCGCTGCATTGAAATGGGCATCGAGGAGCTTTCCTACGATTGTATTGGCGTGGGCTCGGCGTTTAAAACCCAGATCAATACGATGAAAGAATCCGCATCATGGCCCAAAAGGTTAATTGTTTCGCCGTGGGATGCTGGCGCGCCGCCGCTTGATCCCGATGATCCGGTTATTGCTGGCGACAGGGAATCGCCCCTAAACAAAGACAGGTATAAAAACCTGAAAGCGCAGGCTTGGTTTAGGACGCGCGCGCGCTTTTATAAAACATATATGGCGGTTGTGCATGGCGAAAAATATCCGCATGATGAATTGATAAGCTTAGATTCCAAAATGGCCCGCCTGCATGAATTATGCCTTGAGCTTTCGCAGGCCATCAAAAAGGACAACCAAGAGGGCAAAACAATCGTGGAAAAGAAACCAGAAGGCGCGAAAAGCCCAAACTTAGCGGATGCCTTTGTCGCCTGCTATAACCCAGCCCGATCGGTGTCAATTCTGGACGTTTTGTAAAAGCGCAAACCCCTGATATAATCGCAAAAGAAACTTGAAAGGCTTCCCATGGCAAAAAAGAAATCCCCTAAAGTCAAAAAAGTACACGGAGAAATTGTTAATTCTTATTCAAGTTTCGCCGAGGGCCTAATGACCAGCACATATCTGGGCGGCTCGCAATTATCGCAGGCCGGAACGCTTTTTGAAAATAACCGGTGGTATCTTATCAGCAATTATCGCCAGCTTTTATCTGAATTGTACGGCGAGCATGGCATCATTCAAACGCTTGTTGATCAGCCGGTCGATGATGCTTTCCGATCCGGATTTGTGATTAAAACAGGACAGCTTGACGCCGAGGAAATAGAAAAGCTTGAGCATTATTTAGAGCGCTTCAGAATTATTGAAGAAATAAAATACGGATGCAAATGGGCGCGGCTTTATGGCGGCGGTGCGATCATACCGATCACAGACCAAGACCCCGCAAAGCCATTGAACATCAAAGCAATAAACGAGAACACACCCCTTATTTTTAAGGCCGTTGATTTGTGGGAGCTATATTATACCTATGCCTTTCAGCAGGCCGATCTTGACGCAAAAAGCTATGCGGCTGATGATATGATTAATGACCATTATGATTACTATGGGCGCCAAGTTCATAAATCGCGCGTATTCAGAATTGAGGGTAAGCGCCCGCCTGCGTTCCTTCGGCCCAGATTGCGCGGCTGGGGTATGTCCGAGTGCGAAAAGATTGTCCGCCCCCTTAACCAGTATTTGAAAAACCAGAACGTAGTTTTCGAGCTTCTGGATGAGGCCAAGGTTGATGTTTACAAGATAGATGGCTTGAATTCAGCCCTTGCGCACAAAAACGGCACTCAGGCAATCACGGCGCGCGTTCAAACCGCAAACATGATTAAGAATTACCTGAACGCATTAACTATGGACGTCAAAGACGATTACCAGCAAAAGCAAATCACATTCTCAGGACTTGCCGAGGTTTTGGTCCAGATCCGGCAAGATATAGCCTCAAGCCTTAAAATGCCGATCACCAAAGTTTTCGGAACCTCGACCGGCGGCTTAGGCTCTGGCGAAGATGAAATTGAAAACTACAATGCCATGATCGAAAGCGAAATCCGGGCAAAGGTCAAAGGCACAGTCATCGAGGTTCTCGAAATCTGCTGCGCCAAGCTGTTTGGTATGGTGCCAGATGATCTTATGATTTCATTTAATCCCCTGCGCATCTTGAACGCAAAAGAGGAGGAGGAAGTTAAAACCTCGCAATATAACCGCGTGATTTCCGGCTATCAGTCTGGCCTGATCACCCCGCAAGAGGCCAAGGAATCCATAAATAAAAACAGCCTTTTGCCTGTTGAGGTTGACGAAGCGGCGGACGCCCTGCCCCCGATTGGCGGCGACTTTACTACCTCGTCACAAAGCGGAGTGGTCGATTGAAGCTTTTGCCTGCCATCCCCCTAAAAAACAAGTATTTCAAAAACATAGAGGATGAAATACAAAAGCTTTTTGACGAGTTGCTTTATGCCCCGCTCTTTCAGATCATTAAAGAATATGGCGAATTTGCAAACGCAAAGGACGATCCCTTGGCTGATGCGATCCGGCGCGGGCGGGTAAAATTCCAAAACGGAAAGTTTACCGGAAAATTTAACAGCAAGATCACAAAGCAGCTTCGGGATATTGGGGCAAAATATAGCGCCCGGCGCATGGATTGGGCCTTTGATGGCGCATTGCCGCCTGACGTATCAATCGCGCTTGTCTATGCCGAAAACCGCCGCAAGCTGCTGCAAAACAAAATCCTGACAACGCTGGACCAGATCAACATTGAGCGCATAGATCAAATTTCATCGGTTCCGGATAAATACATCGAAAGCATTTATGCGATGGATTTTGATTTTCGCAAGACCGCGCAGGCGTTCGCCGTTGCCCCCCAATTATTGCCAGCGCAGGCCGCCGCCCTTGCCGCCGATTGGGGCTATAATCTTGACCTTTACATCAAAAATTGGCTTGCAGAAAACATTATCGAATTGCGCCAGCAAGTTCAGCAGCAAGTCTTTGCCGGGCAGCGCCCTAGGAGCATGGAGCGCATGATCATGGATAATTATGGCGTGGGCCAGCGCAAGGCAAAGTTTCTGGCGCGGCAAGAGACAGCGCTTTTGATGAGTAAATTTCACGAGCAGCGCTACAAAGAAGTTGGCGTCACAAAATATAAATGGTCGACCTCAGGCGATGAAAGAGTCCGTCACGATCACAAGATTTTAAATGGAAAAATCATTTCATGGGATACGCCGCCCGTGGTAGACCTAGAAACAGGCAGGCGCGCGCACGCCGGAGAAGATTTCGGTTGCCGATGCGTTGCCATTCCGATTATTGAATGACAGACAAAAACACAGAGCTTTTAGGCTGGGCCGCAAACATCATTCGCAAAGCGCAGGATGAAAAGCGTTATGGCGCTATCACGATCCATATTGAGGCTGGCACAATAACAGGCGTTACCCCTGCCCTTCGCCTTCAGCCGCCGTTTGACACCAAGGTCAATAAATAATATCATTAAGGAAATTGGTATAGGAAAACCCTAGCCGCCTCGCACCCCCGCAGGCGGCTTTTTGTTTGAAAAAAATGGAAAAGACGAACGCAAATCAATTTCCGAAGTTTTACTATGCCAAGCATATGCACGAGGGCGTGTGCGGATACAATGCTGAAACAATTTTCATCAATACAGACACAATAAAAAAAATGATGCCCTCCTTTGATGGCAAGCCGATCTATGTACAGCATGACGAGCGCAGCCAAGAGGAGCGCCTTGCAACGCTGGCTGAAACCGCGCAAGGCTTTGTTACAGAAACATTTTATAACGAAATGGATGGCTGGGTTTGGTCTAAAATTATGATCACCGATGACGCCGCGCACGAGGCCATCGAAAAAGGCTGGGCCGTTTCAAATGCCTATATCCCGACCGAATTCAAAGGCGGCGGCGAGCGCTTCAATGTTCCCTACGACCGCGAATTTACAGACGGGGTTTTTACGCACCTCGCAATCGTCAACAACCCTCGATACGAGGAAGCCAAGATTTTCACGCCTGATCAGTTTAAAGCCTATCAGGATGGAAAGCGTCAGCAATTAAACGAGCTGAAAAACTCTAAACCCTCTGAAGAAAAGAAAGGTACATTCATGAAATTCTTCAAAAACAAGAAAGAGGAAGTCAGTACAGTTGACGCTGATAGCCTCGTGGAACTTACAAACGAAAAAGGCGAAACGGTCGAAATCCCTGTTCAGGAAATGATCAACGCCGTTCTCGCATCCCAGAAAAAAGAACAAGTTGTTACGGTTGGCGACAAGGAAATGCCGCTCTCCGAATTGGTAAACAGCTATCAAAAGCTTAATGCCAAAGCCAAGAAAAACGCAGACGATGAAAAGAAAAAAGACTGCGAAAATGCGGACGAAGATGACGCAGAAACCTTGGAAAAAGAAAACGAAGATGAGGACAAAAAGGAAGAATCCGAAAAGGATAATTCCAAAGACAAAAAGGATCATTTCGAAGAAATGAAAAACGCGACAAAAACAAAAGTCACCCCTCTCGCAATCCAAACCACTATGAGCAAAGTACAGCGCGGCGCGTCTATGTACGGCTCGAAACGCTAAGGAAAGGAAACCAAAACCATGGCACTATTACCCAACCAGTTTGCGCAAACCCCAGAGGCAGGTTTTCTTGATCTCCAAACGGGCCTAAATAACGTTTTATCCGTTGTTCATAAAGCAGGCGAAGGCACAGCCCTGACACCGGGCCAAGCCGTTAAAATCGTGGACTCTTACACATCCATTCCGGCTGTTGAGGCGATTGATGCAAACACAGACCGCATTTTCGGTTTTGCTGTTCGCAACATGAAAGACGCTGATTTTCCAGCAGAATCCCGCCTTGAAATTGCACGTAATGGAACTGTCATGTTTATGACAGCTTCGGCGGCAATCGCTCGCGGCGCAAAAGTTCAGTACGCTTTAGCAACAACAAAGGTCGCGACAGCAACAGGCGCAACAAACGTGATCGGCGAGGCTTTGGATAAAGCGGCTGCTGATGGCTCTGTCATTCGCGTTCTAATCAACGTTGTTGATACGGCTCTGACTGATCTGACAGACGTATTTATCTCATCCCCAGCAAACACGGAAGTTCTGAAATATGACGGAACAGACACACGTTGGGAAAATGCGGCTGACGCAACCTAACCCTTGAAAGGAACCTTGAAAATGTCAAAATTTGAAGTAAGAAATGCCAAGGGCGAAGTTGTTACACTGACCCCGCAGGAACAGCGTATTGCTGGCGCATTGCAGCGCCAATACGACTCTCATGTCCGATACACTTTGCCCGGATTTGAGATGCACAACGCGCTTGCATACGAAATCGACATCACCAGCTTGACCCAGCTAATCAAGTCGGTAACGGAGCAAAAATTCCACGAAGTAAATTTCGCGGATTACATTCCGGTCGTTGTCGGCGAAGGCGCATGGTCCAGCCAGCTTGTGAAATACCGCTCTTTTGATAGCGCGGACGATTTCGAGACTGGTATCTTGAACACAGGCACAAACCACAGCAAGCTTGCAAACGTTGATGCGGCTGTTGATGCGGTTTACACGCCGGTCATTAACTGGGCAAAAGAAATCACTTATTCGATCATGGACCTTAAAATGGCCTCCCTGTCGGGTAATTGGGATCTGGTTACGTCCAAGGAAAAAGCGCGTTATCGTAACTGGTCGCTCGGATTGCAGAAAATTGCTTTCTGGGGTTCTGATGCGGTTGCGAGCGTTAAGGGCCTGCTGACTATGTCCGGGATCAATTCAAACACAGCTTTGATCACCAAGAAAATCAGCGCAATGAACGCCTCCGAATTTCAGGGGCTTATGGCTGGCTTGCTTGAGGCATACCGCAGCAACGGGCAGCGCACAGCGATGCCAACGCATTTCATTATCCCAGAGGACGACTATAACGGTCTGGCTTCTGCGGTCGATGAAACCTATCCATTGAAAAACCGTCTTGAGCGCCTGCTTGAAGGTATGCGCTTAATGACACAAAACCCGAACTTCAAAATTCTGCCTTGCGCATACGCAATCAAGGCTGTGAATGCTGCGGTAACGGGCCTTAACCTGAACCGTTACGTTCTTTTGAACTATGACGATGACACAATTCGCATGGATATTCCTGTAAACTACACGAACACGATGCAGAACACCCTCAACGGTTTCTCATTCCAAAACGTGGGCTACGGGCAATATACAGGCGTGACACCATACCGCCCGCTTGAAGTTCTATATTTTGATTGGGGCGCATAATGGAAACAGTCATCATTTTGAACAAAGCTGATCGTGGCTTTTACTGCGAAAATGGATTGTTTGTTAAGCCAAAAAGCAAACAGGAAGTCAGCGCAGCAATCGCCAAAAAGCTGACAACGCTTTATCCTCTTGAAGTTGAGACGTTGGAAACCGCAGCGAAGGCGTTTGAACAAGACGTTCTTCCTGCGGCGCCCACGGAACCGACAGAGGAAACGGCATTTGACGCCAGCAAGCTAAAGGTCGCCGAGCTTAAGGAAATCATCGAGGCCGCAGGCTACGAAGTTCCCGAAGGCGCGCTGAAAGGCGATCTGGTCGCTTTGGTGGAAGAAATAAAAGCCGCCGAACAAAAATAAAGAAGGACAAACCCCGATGGACCTGAGCAGCATTACCGTTGCTGATTTTAAAACTCAGTTTCGCCGGGGTTTCCCTTATCTGCCATCTTTTGATGATAACGCGCTATACAACGCCGGGGCGCGCACATATTACCAAATCACCGAGCTTTTTTATGATTGCTACGTAAACGGCACCACAGGCATACTGCCCACCGTTGCCGCAAACTGGACGCTGGCGGACGATGACGCCGACAATTACGTGCAAGACGAGGATATAGAAAACGCCTTTGCTGAGGCCCAGCTTGTTTTCAATCAAGACCTTTTCGATACCGATGCCAATATCCGGCTTGGATACCTTTATTTGACCGCGCATTACCTTGTAAACGACCTACGGGCGGCGCAGGCGGGCATCGGGGCATCGGGCGCTTTTCCTGTTTCTTCGCGCTCTGTGGGCAACGTGAGCGAAAGCTATAGCATTCCGCAGATGTACCTTGATGATCCCACGCTTTCCTTTTACACCGGCACAAGCTACGGCATGAAATACCTGTCCATGATCGTACCCATGCTGCGCGGCAATTTCGGCGTGGTCGCGGGGGCAACATTGCCATGACAAAGCAATCCGTAGTCACCGCCGATCTGGGCCAGCTTGATACGCTGCTGAAAAAGCTGGGCGGCGAATTTGTTACAAAGGTCGGATTCATCGGCGCAAAAGGCGCGGAAAACCATCCTGATACCGAATTGACAAACGCGGAAATCGCTTTCATTCACGAATTCGGCAGCTTTAGCCAAAGCATCCCTGCCCGCTCAATGCTTAGATTTCCCCTTGAGGCAAAGCAAAAAGAGCTTGTTTCTGAGATGACAAAGGGCACCGCGCGTGAGGCTTTCAAGGAAGGCAACATAGAAAAATTCTATAAAATCCTTGGCGTTGCTGCGCAGGCGATTGTGCAAGAGGCATTTGCCACGGGCGGCTTTGGGCAATGGAAAGCGAACGCCCCGTCTACGGTTGCGAAAAAAGGATCGTCCGCGCCCCTGATCGACACCGGTGTATTGCGCCGCTCCGTATCCAGCGAAGTCGTAAAAAGGAGCGAATTGTAAATGCCAGTTTTGCCCCTTAACCGCCAAAATTCAATGCCGCAAATGTCAGCGGCTTTCGCTGGCTGGACGCAAAAAATCAATCTTTACGTCATAACGCAGCAGATTTTTGCCGCCCTTGTTGTGGAATCATCCCGCCGCGTGACAGTAAACGGCGTCTGGCAACCACTCAGTCCGCGCCAGATTGCAATTAAGCCCGAGGGCGAGCGCGCATGGGAATGGATTGATTTTCACGTACAGGGAAACCAGACCGTTTTTGATATTGGCAACCAAATTAAACGCGATGGAATCCCTTACAAAATCATGGCGTCAAAAGATTTTCGCCTGAATAATTACACTGAATATCACCTGATCCGCGATTATTCTTATAGAGCGCCGGATATAGATGAGGCGTATCTTGTTACGTTTCAAGGCGAAATCGTCACGTACAACGATATGCCTGTAACCTACAATATGCCGGACCCTGCGGCTGAGGCTGTCACAAATCTTGGCGCTGTGGTAACATACGAAGGCGATAACGTCACATATAACCCAAATTATTTACAAGCCCCTTAGGAGAAAAAAAAGATGCCAGATATTCGCACCCTTGGCGAACCGATGAAAGAAACAATTGATGCGGTTCCAGATACCAATTTTTTCACTGATGACGAAAAAACCAAGCTTGAAGGCATCGAGGAAAATGCGGACGTTACTGATGCGGCAAATGTTGCGGCGGCTGGTGCTGTCATGGCAACAACGCTGGACGCAAACAGCATTCTGGGGGCTGTTGTAGCGGATACGCCTGTCGCTGTGGCTGTTGCCGAACAGCGCCTTGTGGGTCGCATTACAGGCGGAAACGTTGCAGCATTGACCGCCGGGCAAGTTTTGACGCTTCTGGGCATCGCTGGGGCAATCGTCAGCAACATCACAGGAATCACAGGCGCGGATCAAGTCACTAATATTGTCAGCCTAACGCAAGCGGAATATGACGCTATCGTCACGCCGAACGCATCCACATTTTACATTATTAATGGGTAAAAAATGACCGTATACCTCGGCGAAAACGAAATTGAAAACCTTTATCTGGGCGCAACAGAAATCGAGCGGCTTTACCTTGGAAATGTCGAGGTTTACGGCGCCGGATCAATCACAAAAGTTTTTGATCTTACAGGCGCGCTTGATGCGGATTTAACATACGCGCGCGCCGATACGGTCGCCACAGTTATCGATAGCGCCGGAAAGCTTAAAAAGTGTGCCTCAAACGAATACCGCCTACAGCACACAAGCGCAGGAATCCCGCTTGGGTTTTTAACTGAAGTTTCTCTCGTAAATCGCTTTACAAATTTCAGTGCGGTTCCGACCGCTGTTGCAGATTTCAGCGTTACTGGTGATGCAACGATCAATGTGACGACAGATGCCGTTGCAATCGCAGCTGCGAAGCTTGAAAATGTTGTTACTGGCAACGTTTTTATTGCTACAGGCGGCGCTGGGGGCGGGACGGTGGTTCTGCCGGGCACGACCGGATCGGTTAGCGCAAGCAGCTTTTCCGCCTATGCTCGTGTTGTTTCTGGAACAACCGCAAACCTTTCGCACAATGGATCGGGCGCGCTATCGGCGGCATTTACAAACACAGCCTATCAGCGAATATTACTTGAAAATCAAATCCCATCGTCAACCGGCGTTCAGATGGTTTTTGATATACCAGCAGGAACGACCATTCATTTCATTTTGCCACAGATTGAAGTCGGCCCTTATGCCTCAAGCCCTATCGTAACTGCGGGCGCGGCGGCAACGCGGCAAGCGGATAATCTCCACGTTGCAAGCTTTAACACCAAGGAATATTTCAACATCGATGAAATGTCGATTTTCTGCGAATACACACCGCTTGTTGATGTAAATATGGGCGGATCGGCCTTCTCAAATTACATTTTCTTTAGCGGCGTTGATACCGTTGTTGAGGGCCTCGGCGCATACGGCGCTGGAACATCAACCCAGATTCTTCCCCTTGGCGTTGCGCCCGGCGCGCCAGCCATTAACGCAACATCCCCGAACAATTTTGAAACCGGATTTGTAAAAAACCAGCGAGGATTTGCAGGGATTTCGTTTGTAAATGGCGAAAAAATGACCGCTTTTGGCGATGCTTTTTCTAACAAATACGCTGGGACTTTTGGGACATATACGGCGGCAAACCTAAACCGCCTTAGCATTGGACACCGTTTTTCTTCGCCATCAACCATTTTGCAAAACACGATGGGAATTATTCATCGCGTAACGGTCGTTAATAAATATTTGACCATGCGCCAGCAGGCATCAAGATCAAGCACACGCTCCAGAAAATTCTTTGCTGCAGGCGGGCAATCAAACACCTTGCGCAATTTTACAGACGCGGTTGTGCCAAATCCAAACGGAAAAATTTCTTTTTTCAATACCCTTAATCAATTTTGGACTACGACCGACAATTTCATAGTAAACGGCGCATGGGATGGTAGCCGCGCCTTAAAAAGCGGCCTAACAACGCCGGGCTGGTGGTATGATAATGTAACAGGCGATCAGGGCGATGCCCTCATACGCTGGCGCGAGCGCGTCCTTGCTATGATGGCAACAGGCGCAGAATGTGAATTTATTATCTGGGATCAAGGCGAGTCTGATACTGGAAAAAACAAAGCCGATCTGAAAGCCGCATATTTGTTTATTTTTGGCGTCATGCGCGCAACCGTTGGAAACGTTCCGGTTATCATGCGCCGGATCGGGCGCCGAACGCCCGGATCAAGCAATACGCATTATCAGGAATTTCGCGAACTTCAATCAGAACTTGCCGCAGAAAATGATTGGATTCATATTGCACCTGATAAAATTGCAACAGAGCTTGTTGATAGCGTCCACTTGACGCAGGCCGGATATGTAGCAACAGCGACACAATGGATCAGAAAAGCTTTAAAAACAATCGGCGAAAACGTAACTGGTACGGTTGAGCCTCCTAAAGTTATTTATGCGGAAAGAAATGCAAACGTAGTTACCGCAAATATTGTTTATGACACCGGTGCAAACGATTTCACAGGCGACAAAGGATTTCAGCTATTTGATAGCGGCGTTGAAATCACTGGAACATTTGCAAAGGTTGATGCAAATAAGATCACATACACCCTTGCAACAACCCCCACGGGAACCGAGGTTTTATATTACGGATACGGGGCTTTAACAACATATCAAGCAACATGGGCAGATCTGATTAAGGATAATTCAAGCTATCAATTGTCTATGTACGCACAAAATATGCCCCTTCCATATATGCCTTATGGCCCGGATAAATTTGCTGATCTGGTCCTGTGGTATGATAGCGATATTTCAACAACGGTATCGCAGCGCACAGACCTGACAGCGAACGGAAACAACGCAATACAGGCAACGCCAACGCTACAGCCCACAATCGTTTCAAATGCTCTAAATGGAAAAGACGGGCTTCAGTTTGATGGCACTGATGACAACATGTCGATATTGACAAACGCCCAGCTTCAAGAAATCAAGGATGAAATAACTTTTGAATTTGTTATAGATGGAACCCCCTCATCAAGCTTTAAAGTGCTTTTCAGAAACAACACAGGCGGATCGCGCGGCTTCCAAATTCAAAACGACAGCAACGGCGGATCGGGCAGTACAGCATCAAAGCTTTTTGTAATTGTGACAACCAGCGCGGGAAGCTTTACAATGCCGACCCGTATAGATGGATGCTTTGACGGAAATCCGCATCACTGTATTTTGCGCATCAATAATGGCGTGGTAGACTTCTTTAAGGATGGCGTAAAAACCAGCATGGGAAGCTACACGGTAGGAACAAACGGCTTCGGTAGCAGCCAGAATTGGCAGCACCACGGAGGCGATAATACACTTGATTTTATGCTTGCCGCCTACAGCCGCGCTTTATCGGATGCGGATTGTTTGAAAAAATGGCAACACGCACAAGCAAGATGGGATTTATAGGAGAAAAAAATCATGGCTTTGAAACCTTACCAACAAACTATCGCCCTTGCGACATTGTATGAAATTGAAATGCTTGGCGGCGTATCCGGCATGGGCGCGCAGCTTAAGCCGAGCATCGAAACAATCGGCGGGGTAGTCGATATTTACGTGGCGCAAACTGAGCCAACCAGCGAGCCGACAGGGATGTCTGTTATAAATAACGGTAATGATTTTGTCGGAAACGCATATTTTGATTATATTCCCCGCTACCTTTACATCGCGCAAGTCAGCGGCACGACAACATCAATTGTTTTAACAGGCATAAAAGCAACGGCGGTCGCATGATAGCGCTTGGCACAAAATTAGGCACATCCTTAGGGCTTTCGCTACAGGCCACCTCTGGGCCGCCCGGCGATTACAGCCCAGCAGATTACAGCCCCACAGATTATTTAACGTAAAGGTTGAAAAATGACGCAAAGAACAAGAGCAGTATTTCAGGCAACCGATGTCGCAGCCCGCGCAAGCGGCGTTCAAAATCCTATTTCCAGCGAAAGAACGTGCTGGAATAATTTAGCGGAATCTGTCCCATTTGCTGGCGAATTAAAACAGATTGTCCCGGTCAATCGCTGGCTTGTTCCGACATCATTTGGCGGCCTTTCAAACGCTACCATGGCAAACACAAGGATCGTTTTAACGCCCTTGGTTATTGGGCAAAACAGCACTTACGACCAGATTGGATACGGCCTTTATAACGGATCGAGCGTATCGGCAAAAATGGGAATTTATGCTGATCTGGGAGGCAGGCCTACAGGAAGCCCGCTTGCCGGATCAACGGTAACGGTCGGTCCGGGCTCGGCAACAAACACACAAACAGCGCAAGCCGGATCGTTTTCTGTAGCGCTTGCCCTCACAATTAGCAGAATTTGGCTTGCCATGATTACAGACTCGGGGCAGGGCTGCATGGTTGTAAATAATGCAGGACACAGCGATATTTTTGGCGTTGCGAATTTGGGGACCGCAAACGGCGCATTTGCTTACGCAGCCGGAACTTATGCTGGCGGATTAACGGATTTGACCGCCGCCTCTTTGACATACGCAGATGGCACTGGATGCCCTTTCATGGGGATACGCCGCAGCGCATGATGATTTTAACCGAGCAAATCATAATTGATATTATTCGGCGCGAAATGGAAATTCCGGCTGCGTATGCTTGGGTGCGCGATCAGGCCAGAAAAATCCCGCAAGATGATGGCCTTTATGTTGTCGCTGGGATGCTGGATTCCTACCCTATGAGCGCAACCGTCCCATATTTAAAAGAGGTTGAAATTCAAGAAAATCCGCGCCTGATAGAGGTTCGCGAGGTCAACGATGTTCAGCTTTCCCAGCGAATTCAAGTTGATGTTTTTTCAAGATCAAACGCCGCTTTGCAAAGATCATGGGAAATTATAGCGGCCCTGAATTCCATCTATGCCAAGCAAATGCAGGAAGAATATAATTTTAAAATAAACCGCCTGCCGACAGCTTTTATAAACACGTCATTTGCTGAGGGATCAAGCCAGCTTTTCCGGTACAGCCTATCTTTTTCATGCTTCGTATGGTATAGAAAAGAGAAGGCGCTTTCCACGCGCGGCAAGCTTTTCTTTGATGATTTCGGAACCAGAGTCGATGACGACAACACTATCGCAACTGACAATCCTATTTTTACCCTTAATTTTGCCGCCGCTACTGCGCCTAAAAATGTCACCTATGAAGGCCAGATTGTCACTTTTAACGGCGAACCCGTCACCATAAGCGAAGCATAGGAGGCTTCTAAACGATGAGCATTTTACCCCTGTCAAACATCGTCAATGTTACGATTTCAAACACACCAAGCGGCGCGACCGAGCGCAATGTCAATTCTTTGGCTATTTTCACGCACGATCCGACCGCATCCTTAAGCCCTTACGGGGTATATATCAGCGCCGCGCAAGTCGCGGAAGATTACGGAACAAGCAGCCGCACAACCGCGATGGCGAACGCTATTTTCTCCCAGCTTCCTAATATTCGCTCAGGCGATGGACGCTTGGTAATCATCCCCATGATCGCCGCCACGCCCGCCACGGCTGGATATTTCACAAGCGCAAACCTTTCTGCCAACCTTGCCGCCCTGATCGCGGTAGATGATGGTGATATTCGGATCACGGTCAACAGCGTTGCATACAACCTGACAAACCTGAATTTCACAAACTGCGCGACCTTTGCCGATATTGCCGAGGTTATCCAAAATTCAATCGTTGATGCCACGGTCGAGGCTATTGCAAACGGCATCAAAGTAACATCAAAGCGCGTTGGCACGGCATCAACAGTCGCGCTTGCGGCGGTATCGGGAGGCACAGGAACAAACCTTGCCGGGTCCGGGCTTCTTAATTCTGCAGGCGGAACTTCGACCGGCGGCGCAAACAGCGCAGGCGAAACCATCCTTGAGGCCATCGCGCGCACAACCGGCATGGTCGGATATTTCGGCGTTTTGACAAGCCTTGAAATCGAAAACGATGAGCTGGAGGATATTTCAGACGGTATTCAGGCGATGGACAAGATTTTCCATTATGGCCTTGCATCAACGCAGGACATTGCCGGGATCGCAACAACAATCCAGCAACAGGGCAATACACAGACCCGCTTAAAATTGCACACAGCGGGCTTTGAAGAAGCCGCCCTATTCAATGCCGCCTACGCAGGCCGGGCGCACTCAGTGTTTATTTCTGGCTCATTCACAGCCATTACGATGAACCTGAAACAGCTTGCTACAATTTCCCCGGATACAGGCGTCAGCCAAACAAACTGGGTCAATGCCGAAACAGCCGGGATCGATCTATATGTTTCCTACGATGGCGTTTCCTCGGTATACAGCACAGGCGGAAACGACTTTTTCGACAACATCTATATGAATTTTGCCCTGAAATTCGCAATGGAAACGGCAGGATTCAATTATCTGCGCCAGACAAACACCAAAGTTCCGCAGACAGAGCAAGGCATGAATGGCCTGAAAAACGCCTATGCTCAGGTTTGCGAGCGCTTTATTCGTAACGGATTTATCGCCCCGGGCTTTTGGAATACAAGCGAAACCTTCGGAGATCCTGAAACACTGGTTAAAAATATCGATCAAAAGGGATATTATATTTATTCAACGCCCCTTGCGTTACAGCCAGCCAGTGAGCGCGAGCAGCGCAAAGCGCCTCTTGTTCAAATCGCCATCAAGCGCGCCGGCGCAATTCACTTCTCCATCGTGAACGTTTTGGTTAATGATTAAGAAAGGTTAAAAAAATGGGAACTTACAATATTGTCGCAGACGGAACGCTTACGCTTTATGATCGCGTTTTCACTGATTTTGCGGATGATGATATTTCAACTTTCACGCATCAAAACGACTTGGTAGCGATGAAAACAGGAAAAAATGCAAATAGCATTTACTCCAAAAATGAAACAGGCCGCAATGCAACAGCAGTTTTGCGCCTCATTCGTGGATCCTCGGACGATATTTTCATGCAAGAAAAAGTCGCGCAAATCAGAAAAGATTTTGCAACGGCGGAATTGGCTTTCGGATCATTCCGGCTCCGCATCGGCGATGGCGAGGGCGATGTAACAAGCGATGTTTACCAATTATCGGGCGGTATCGTGACCCGACAAGTCGATGTAAAAGAAAACGTTTCAGGCGATACCACGCAGGGCGTTTCTATTTACAATATGGCTTTTGCCGATAGCGAAAGAACGATCCAGTAATGTCAGAATTCATGTCAGCAGGCGGGGTCAAGGTCGTTGTAAATCCCGGCGGTTTCAAACAGGCTATGGCGCTGAAATCGGCAATTCTTAAAGAAGTATCCAAGGCGGATTTCGATTTAAGCTTTGGCGATATGCGGGTTGAGGATTTTGACGTTTCCGCGCTGGCAAAACTCGCCGCCGCCGTTGATAGCTCCCCAGAGGTTTATGCTTGCCTGTTTGATTGCCTTTCGCGCTGTACTTATGGCGGTCACAAAATCACCGAAGTCACCTTTGAAAAAGTCGAAGCGCGCGCCGATTATTACGAAATCGTGATTGCCTGCCTAAAGGAAAATCTCCTCCCTTTTTTCGGCGGCCTCCTTTCAAAATTAGCCCCCTTCCTTCAGGGCTTGCAGGAAGCGCAGGCCGGAAGTACCCCGAAATCAGCATAGACGATGAGGCGCTTTTTTCGGCGATCCGGCTGGCAAAATTGGGCTACTGCGGCGGGAATCCTGAAAGCATATTAAGCGCCCCTGTCGATATTGTTCTGAATATGCTACAATTTGAAGAATTCGAGAAGCAATACGAGGATGCTTTTGAGCGCTTGAACCGAAAAGAGGGATAATAATAAAAATGAAAATCGGTTCCTTATTTATTGCGCTCGGTTTCGATGTAGACGAGAAAAAGTTAAAATCATTCAACGATGGCATAAAAACGGCGCGCAACGGCCTGTTTGCGCTTTCCGGCGTAGCGGCTGGCGCGGTCTACGGGATCAATAAATTTGTAAGCAGCGCGGTATCCGATAGCATTGCCTTGCGCAATTTTCGCCTTGAAACCGGGTATGCAAGCGATGAGATCGAGCGCCTTGCCAACGTAGCAGGAAAAGCAAACCCCAATGTCGGCCTGCAGGAAACGCTGCAGCTTTATAAAAATCTCGCACAGGTAATCGCGCAGGCAAAGCTTGGCGAGGGGCCGCTTGGTGCGGCGGGGATTCTGGGCGCGTATAATTTGCCCACAACAAACCCGCAGGAATTGCTTGATCAACTGATCCGAGATTATCAGGCAAACGTGGGCGTATGGGGCAGCGGCGACCGTAACGTCATAAACGAATTGCTGGGGCAGCTTGGAATCGGGCCAGAATTTATGCCCATGTTCCAAATGACGGACGCCGAGCGCAAGGCGGCTTTTGAATTGCCGATTGCTACCGAATCCCAGCGCGCCGCGCTTGAAAGCATGGCTGATGCTACGTTTGAATTTAACCGCCAGATCGGGCTATTAAAGGCGCGCGTAGGGGAAAAGTTCGCCCCGTATTTCACGCAGTTTCTTGAGGCGATCCCGCCGCTTTTGGATAAAATTATTCCTTCCCTGCAAAAATTTGTGGATAGTTTAGCGCAAGTTTTGGATACCCTAATCACCGGATTTCAGGGGTTAGATGCAAATTGGCAAGTCGGCATCGTTGCCCTTTCAACATTGCTTTTATCGCGCTGGGGGCCTGTGGCGGCCCTGTTTGCCGGAATTGCCGTTTCTATGGATCAAATAACAAAATTCATGGACGGGCAAGACAACATGATTTCCGATATTATGAAAGGAACGCAGCAAGCGCTTGATGGCGAAAAATGGGCAAAGCTGCTCGGAATTGAGTATAAGGTTTATAATCCGGCACAATCCGGCATCAAAAACATTACAAACAATAACACTTTCAACATTCAGTCGACCGCCGACCCGCAAGAAATCAGCCTTGAAATGCAGGGCGTTCTTGAGCGCTTGAACAAAAGCCTGATGGATGAGCAGGGAATGGGCGCGATTGGGGGGCTGCGATGAACTTTGACCTTCAGGGCCTTGCCGACAATGTAAACCGGTATATCGTAACCCCGCTTAATGCTTTCGGCGTCAGCGGCTTTATATTCGATGTTGAGGGCGAAACAACGGTGAATCTCACATCGGAAATCACCGACCATTATCTTGAGGACAACAGCACAGTACAGGATCACATTGCGATCAAGCCCAAAAAAGTCACCCTGAAAAGCTATGTCGGCGAGCTTGTATACAATCAGGATAATAGCGCGGTTTCGGCGGTCCAGAGCGTGGCGCGCAAGCTAACAGCCCTCAGCCCATATATCCCCGCGCTTACGCAAGGCGCACAGCAGGCCATAAATGCCCGCCAGAACCGCTTTGAGACAGGGCGGGGCCTGAATATACGGGACGCGCTTTCAAGCCTCACAGTGAACAAAGCTATCGATTATTGGTCGTTTGTCAAAAACCTTGTCGGGCAGCAATCCCGCCAGCAGCAGGCGTATGCGTATTTTAAAGCCCTTCAAAGTCAAAAGCTGCTCGTTTCTGTCCAGACGCCTTTTGAATATATGTCCAACATGGCAATTGAAAGCATCACGGCAATTCAAGGCGAGGAAAGCAAATTTATCAGCGATTTTTCTGTTACATTGAAAGAAATCCGCACCGCTTCGATCTTGAACGTGCCAGCCGGAAAAACAGCCTACGTTGAAAAACAGGTTTCAGGCGTATCGGCAACGGTGCCAACGGTAGACGCCGGCACGCCGCTTGATGCCCCGGAAATATCTGCGGAATCCTTGGACGGGCGCGCGGAATTCCAATATCAGAAAACGCTTAAGCTTGGGCCGGTTGTAGGAACCCCATTGACACAAGAGCAGCAGGATTATTATTACGATAAATTTCTGGAAGAATTCAAAGGCACAGGCTTCGAGAACGGGCTTTAAAAAATGAAATACATCAACAAAATATCAAATTCCAGCTTTCAGGAAATGACGCTAACAGGCAATCCGGGGCAGCAAATCCGCTTTAATTTGCGTTTTTTGCCCTCGCAAAACTCATGGCTGGCGGACGTTATCTGGAATGATTTCACGGTGCGCGGCCTGAATATTTGCGCATCACCGAATTTACTGAACGGCTTTAAAAATCTTTTACCCTTTGGAATTTCCTGCATAACCGTTGACGGGCAAGACCCTTATGACATCGAGGATTTCAATTCCGGATATGCAAGGCTTTATCTTTTGGATGCCGCCGATCTTTTAACCATCGAGGAGCAGCTTTTTGTCTAACGTCAAATTTGGCCGCACGTTTCGCGTTACAATAGACCTCGGCGATGGCAGCGATCCGCTGATCATCACGCCGCCGATTACCATACAATTTACGGTGAATCGCAGCCTGAATTCCTCCCTAAACACCATGCAGATTGATATATACAACCTCAGCAAAAAAGTGCGCGATCTTATTTTCCAAGAATTTTATGGAAGCGAAAGAAAAAAGACGATCACGCTTGAAGCGGGCTATGCCGGAAACCTGTCGACAATTTACAAGGGATCGATATTTGAGGCCTATTCCGGGCGCGAGGGTACGAACATCATCACCAGCATTGAAAGCCGCTCTGGAAGCTGGGAAATCGCCCAGAGCATGACATACACGACCTTAAGCAAGGGTTTAACCGTTAAAGAGATTTTGCAGTTTCTTGGCGGGCAATTCCAAAACCTACAGATAGGCGCTATCGGGGATTATTCGGATACGCTCCTGCGGCCTGTTGTGATAAACGGATCAACATGGGAATACGTGAAAAAATACAGCGATAATCAGGCTTTTATTGATAACGAAAAAATCTATGTCCTGAAAAATAACGAAACGATCCAAGGCGAATATGCTGTGATCGACAAAGACACAGGAATCTTGCAAACCCCGCGCAGGCAAGGCAATTATTTAACCGTGACAACGCTATTTGAGCCGCGCCTGACAATCGGGCAAGAGGTGGATTTAAAGTCCTCGATCGCTCCGGTTTATGATGGAAATTTTAAGGTCCAAGGCATACAGCACACAGGGATTATTTCCGAGGCTGTAAACGGCGCTTGTCAAACAACCGTGGATCTATTCTTGGCTTCGCGCGCATTCGAAACGGTGGTGCAGCAATGACGACCTCGATCAAAGCCCCCGTCCGGCCTGAGATGGCAACCGTTCTTGAAGCGGTTAAGCGCAGCGTAAAGCTTGAAATGCACTGTGTACAAATCGGCGTTATTAAATCTTTTGCCGCCGGCACGCAGCTTGCAACAATTGAAATCGCCATGAAGCAAATCATAGAAATTTCAGAGGATGGGACAAAAGTTTTCCAAGAATATCCCCTGCTTTTAGAATGCCCTGTAATGACCCTGTTCGGCGGGAATTCTTTTATAAATTTACCAATCCAGCCCGGCGATAATTGCATCGTTCTTTTTAATGATCGGGACATTGATACGTGGGTTAATAACGGACCCGGCGCCAGCCCGACAACTTCCCGCCTGCATGATATTTCAGACGCCATTGCGATTGTAGGAATCCGGCCCTTAACCAATTCCATACCGAATTTTTTAGGCTCTGGAATACGGATATACATGGACGGGCAAAACAGCATTGATTTAACCAGTGCTGGCATAACGATCAACGCCGATCAGGTTACGATTAATTCAAACGTCACAATCAACGGAATTTTGCGCACTGATTACGCAGGGACACAAATAGAGTATAATACCCATACGCACAGCGGCGTGGTGCCGGGCGGCGGTAATACGGGGCAGCCAAATGATATTTAGAAACCTAGATGAAAACCATGATTGGACATTCGGAGCAGGAAAAGCGAACTATTGCGCCGGAAACAAGGCTATCGGCCTGAACATAAAAACCCGCCTGCTTTCATGGGTTGGCGATTGCTTTTTTGATCAGCAGGCCGGGATCGATTGGATAAACCGCCTCGGCAGCAAAAACCAGCGGACATTGCTTGACCTTGATCTGCGGCGCGTTGTCATGCAATCCGAAGGCGTGACAGGATTGGTCAAATTTGTTAGTATTTTACAAAATAGACGCTTTACCGCCGATTTTGAAGTAAACACCGTTTTCACACAGCAATTCAGGGACCAGTTTATTCTGGAATTTTAGATGCCGGATGCACTCACCGAAACAGGGCTACAGGTTAAAACGGCGGCGGAAATCAGGGCTGATCTGGAAACGGCTTTTCGTGACATTTACGGCTCCGACATAAATCTCGACAGCAACAGCCCGGACGGGCAAATGATCGGAATTCTCACGCAATCGGCGGTCGATATTCGCGAGCTTGCAACAAAGATTTATAACAATTTTAATCCTGATCTTGCTGCAGGCCGAGTCCTTGATCAGCGCGTTGTGATAAATAACATAGAGCGCGCGGGCGGCACTTTCACAATTATCGATCTTGATATTATCGTGGACCGCACCGTTACGCTGGACGGGCTAGATGCCGATTTCAACAACATAAACGGCGTGGGCTATACCGTAGCAGACGATGCCGGAAATCAATTTATTCTGATTGATACAATTACCCTTACGGCGGGAACGCATTCCCTGCCGTTTCGCGCAAAGAATATCGGGCGCGTGGAAACGACTGTTGGAACGATCAATAATGCGGTCACGGTCGTTCTTGGCGTAACTTCCATCAATAACCCGTCAGCGCCTACAACAATCGGGCAGGATGAGGAGACAGACGCGCAACTGAGAACCCGCCGCCAACGGTCGGTCTCCTTATCTTCTAACGGGTATTTAAACGGCTTGCTGGGTAATGTTTTGAATCTTGAGGGCGTATCTGATGGCGAAGTCTATGAAAACGATACGAGCATAACGGATGGCGATGGGATTCCGGGCCATTCTATCTGGCTGATTGTTGAGGGCGGCGCAACGTCAGATATTGCCGGAGTGCTTTACGAAAGAAAAACCGCCGGTTGCGGTATGAAAGGCAACGTAGAATTTGAAATTATCACGGATTCCGGCGCAACATTTACCGCGAAATTTGATCGGCCTGTCAGCACTGATCTTTATATCCGCTTTGATATTCAGCCGACAACCGGGCTGGCTTTCCCCGAGGCCGATATAAAGCAATATATTGCCGATAATTTGCTTTATAGAATTGGCCAGTTTGCAGAAACTTCGGAAATTACGGGCGTGGCGCGTGCGGCGCTGGAGGCGAACGGCGGCGGCGGCGTGGCGGTAGATGTTGAAATTTCTTTAGATGGATCTGCATGGGCTGATTACATTGAAATACCAACGCCAGACTCCAAATTTGTTATTGATGTCACCAACATTGCAATCACGGTGCTGTAATGGCAGCCATCGAAACCGTCAACGAGATTGTAGATTTTTATACAAACCTTTTGATCATCCAATACAACCAGAAGCCAAAAGCGCGCGCCACTATTGCCGCAATGGTACGCGAAATGATCGCAAATGGCGTTTTATTTGACATTCAGGACGGCTTTAATCTAGAAACGGCAACCGGAACGCAGCTTGATATTCTTGGTAAATATATCGGCATAGACCGCTTTTATCTGGATAATGAATTCAATGGCGCTTACTTCGGATTTGCCGATGCGACAAATATTCCAAACATCGAAGTCGGGCCGTTCTCTCTAAAAGAAACAGAGCTAGGAAATTCTTGGAAATGGACCGCGCCTGTAAATGCAGAAAACGAGCTTTCAGACGATACGGATGCCCTTGAGGTTCTGGCTTCGACTTATCCTGGCTATAACCCATTAAAGCCAAAACTCGAGTATTATTCCCATCCCCTTTATTTCATTCGAAATGATGATTATTTTGATTTCAAATCTTCAATATACGGCGCTTACACATCGTCAAACGTGGACGGGCCAGCCCGGTCTGAGCTGCGAAAAAATAAGAATTCTACAGGCAGAATGTCCGGCGAGTTTGAATTCACTGTCCCGCATGGCTGGATGGCAAACAACGCAAAGGCGCAGATCGGGCAAATCCACAGGATTTTCACAGCCAATAATTCCCCGATTTTTAAGCTAAATTTCTTCTGCAAAATCATTAACGTAGGAACGGCGCAGGCTGGCGGACCGTCTACAATTCAGCTTGCTACAGGCGCAAGTTCAACAACGGGCGCATATAGCAGCCCTACGCAAATGGGCGTTTATATTGTTTCCGGCACTGGCGCAGGGCAAGTGCGGCACTTTACTGCTTATGACGGACCAACGCGCACAGGGACGGTTGATTCCCCATGGGATATAGAGCCGGATAATACAAGCGTTTATGAAGTCGGAAACTCATCTTATCGCGGCTTGGTTAAGGCTGTTGATGGCGGCCCAGATATAAACTTTGATTTTGGCGGTGGCCTTCCAAACCAAACACTTTTGAATGGCATCGTTTCAGGGCAAAGAATAAAACTAAAATACGATTATGACCCCGGCCCGCAAACCCTTATTTTCACTGTCAACGATGTTGTGAAAAACACCGTCCCGGGCGTTGTTCTTGGCGGCGCTGCTTACGATAAGCTTGGTTTTTATGCGAACGCCCAGGGCGATGGGACCATCTATGATATTATGGGGTGCCGTATATTCTCTTATGAGGAGCTTTATTAATGACCGTTACGATTATCGGATTTGATGATGCCGCCGCGCCCGATAAAGTCGGCTTATTCTTAAGCGCGCAGGATGTTATTTCAGAGCAATACCGCCTGAACGATGAAGCTTACAGATTCCTACTAAAGCTTAAAATCGTGCAAAACTATGCAAACCACAGCGCAAAAAGCATTGAGGATGCAATAAACACGTTTTTCTCTGGGGAAATTACCTTTAAGGATAATTTCAACATGACGATCACGTATTTTATAAACGATGTTTCAAGCGCTCTGATCAAAGCCGCCCTTAATAAAAAAGTGCTTCCAAAACCAATGGGCGTCCGGCTTGAGGCAATAAAAACCAATAATTATTTTGGTTTTGCTGATGCAACTAAGGAAAACATCCCTGATTACATCATAGGATTTAACGATGCGGCGGCCCCAGATAAGACGGGTAGATTTTTGGATGCAAACAGTGATATTATAGCTTGAGGATAAAACATGGCAAAAATTACAAGAAAAACGCAAAAGATTTTTGGTTCATCCGCTGGCGGCACAGGGATAACCGAATACGGCTCACCGGCGGGCGGAACCCCGGCATATTCAACAGACCCAGACGAAATACAAACCGCCTCTTGGCTTATTGGCTGGGCCGCCGCCGCGCTTGCCGGGACCGAGATCCCAACCTTTCAAGATTTTAACGGAATTCATTTTGTTGCTACGCGCCAGATTGCTTATCTTTTGCAAGAGGGTATTCCTGAATGGGATACAGGCACAGAATATCATCAATATTCCGTTGTTAAAAAAACAGGAACTTACGAGCTTTACGGATCAAAAACAAACACAAACACCGGAAACGCCCTTCCTTCTGCAACAGATAACACCGACTGGCAGTATCTAGGAAACCTTGCGGCCCTGATCAATGCCAGCGCAAACGTATTTGCAACAACGTATTTTCACGCGCGCTGCGAAAGAGCATCATCAACACCGGACGGAAATGCGACAAGCGGATCGTGGCAGGACAGGCTTTTGAATGTTGAGGTTACCGATAGCGCATCAAGCGGCGCAGAGTTAAACACAAGCACTGGCGTCATTACCTTACAAACAGGAACATATATTATTCGTTCTTCTTGCCCTTGCTATCAGACAGACGGGCATCAATCAAAGCTTCTGAACGTGACAGACACCGCAGACGAAATTATCGGAACCACGGCTTATGCACAAGCGGCGGGTGCAGGCTATACGCGCAGCGATATTCTTGGAATTCTTGTTGTCACCGGCGGCCCGAAAGATTTTAAACTGCAAACGCGCGTTCAAACAACCGCAACAAATGGACACGGCACGTCAATTTCTTGGGGTACTAACGTTTATTCTGAATTCGAATCATGGAAGATTGCATAATGAAATACGTGAAGCTTGATGAAAAAAACATTGTAATCGGCGTTATCAGCAAGGAACGTGAGGGCTATGTTGAAGCGCCTGACGATGTTGTGCCGGGTCAAATCCTGAAAAAAGGCAAATACGAAAACCCGCCTATTCAGTACACCACAGAAGAAGTCCGAATTTTGCGCGACAGAATGCTAAAAGAATCCGACTGGACCCAGCTTGCAGATTCCCCTTTATCTGAAAAAGAAAAATCCGAAGCTGCAAAATTAAGGCAAAAACTGCGCGATGTAACGGCGCTCAAGCCTGCGGATGCCATGAAATTTATGTTAGGCCTTAAAGACGGGGTTTAAATGCCTGAAGATTTTCCGAATTTGCTGGAATCGCAAAAGCAATGGCTTGATTTAGGGTTAGCTGGAGCAGCGCTTTTTATTGTTCTGATTTCTGTTTTTGCAATAATTTATATTACGGTCAGGCATTCGCGCTCTATAAACGACACGAACGATCGCTGGTCTAAAGTCGTTGATTTAATAGCCACGCGCCACGATGAAAGCATGAAAGAGATTTCCAAAAATCAGCAAAGCCTACAGCGCGAAACGAACGCAATCATGCGCGATTGTGCCGAAGCCCTTGAGGGCCTGAAATCAACGGTTATGATATATTTTAGAACAGACCAAACTCAAAAAAAAACTTCTGAAGTGAAAGCCCGGCAATGATTTATACCGCTTTTATTCTTCCTTTTTTCGGCGCGCTGGTTTCGCGCTGGCATGGCGGCGGTTTTTTTGATTTCCCAAAAATATTGAAAAGCATCGTCTGGGCGTTGCCGTTTTCTATGCTTGCCGCGTTTATGGTTTATGATGCGCACCTGAAAATTGAATGGGCTGGCGCGGCGTTTCTTGGATGCCTTGCGATTTGCGCCCTTGGAAAATCCTCAGGCCATGGCGGATTTTTTGATTTGGGAACGTGGGAAAAACCAAGGGACGATGAAAGGCTTGAGTTTTTAATCAAGCACCTGAAAACAAAAATTCCTGAATATTGGTATGACGCCGCCGGGCTTGCGATTGTAGGAATCGCCGCTGTATTAGGCGCCGCAATTGCCATGGCCTTTGTAAATCCCATTTTTTCTGTTATCTTGATCTTATGCGGCGCGGCAAAAGCACCCGCATACATGATCGGCTGGGCCGTATTTTCAACCAACCGCAGAGGGCGCGCCACCGAAACAGGCGAATATTTAACCGGATTTTTTGCGTATTTGGCGGTGCCGTTAATACTTTTGATTTCTTAGGATTTTAAAATGTTCTTTGTCAGAAAAGAAAAATAATTGCGCATGGAGGCGAAATACAACGCCGAGGCCGCGATCAACAAACAGCTTGTTTTAAACAATAACGGCTTGAAAAATGTTGTCGCCGAGCAGCAGGCAAAAATCAGCATACTTGAAAAACTTCTGGAAAAATCACAGAAAAACGATCAGCCAAAAGACCCTAAGACGGGACGTTTCACCAAGAAAAGGAAAGAAAAATGACAACCTATAATATTTATGAAGCCATAGACGCTTTATTGCAGGCAAATAAAGAAAATTATGCCGTAATTTCGGATTTACAAAAACGCGTTTCAGCGCTGGAAATTGAAGTCCCGCACTATCCTTTCGATGTCAAGAACTCAAAGCTGACGTATCCTGATGCGACCGAGCTTTTCTTCCCCGATTTCATCAATAAAAAAAGCGAATTCTTCGAAATTCTTCCTGATGGTTCTTTCAAGTACACTCTGCCAAAAGACGTTATTGGCACCACGCCTAAGGCAAAATTTAGCCGGATTGAACACCGCCTTTACAAGGACGCAAAAGCAAAAACAGACTTTACATTCGATGATCTGATCAAAATGCGCTACGGCGTGATTTTTCATGCGCTGCCAGCCGGTGAAAGATTGGTGTTTGGGCAAGTTCACGGAAAAAGCACAAAGCCATATATGAAGGCGGGCGCAGGAAAGGGCACGATTGCGCTGCTTTGCGGGCTGGAGGAAAACGCGACAAAAGACACGATCTTAGATTTTAAACATGATCCAATCCTGGGCAAAAAATACATTTTTGAATTCGAACAGCAGGGCGCAAATCTTGTTTCTTCAATTTTACACGAGGACGGTAAATTGATTTCGACCGTACAGACGGACAAATTCACGCGCAAGGATATGAAATACCCCAAAGCTGGTGCTTATGGTCCCGGCCCGGCGCAAGTCACGTTCTTTAAAGTTTAGCCATGTTCCCAAAGCCAGACACCGACAGCCTGATTGACTTTTACGGCAACCCAGACAAGAACAGCGATGGCAGGCCAGACGCAGCATGGGAAATTGAAAACCTTGTTAAAATCAAGCCTCCTTATCCTATGGTCTGGTCATGGGATCTTGCCCCAGTGCGCACAATCAGCCTTCATAAGAAATGCGCGCCAGCATTCCTGAAAGCATTGGAAGGAATCCGTGATAATTTCGATCCCGACCAAAGAAAACGGTTTCAGCTTGACCGGTGCGGCGGCGGTTATAATTTCCGGCTGATGCGCGGCGGCAATAAACTCAGCCTTCACGCATACGGTGCCGCCATCGATCTTGCCCCTGAAATAAACTGGCTGGGCCGCAAGTATGATCCGGCGCTAGGGATGATGCCGCAAAAAGTCGTGAGCATATTTGCGCAAAATGGGCTAAAGTGGGGTGGCAATTTCCCTAGAACGGACGCCATGCACGCGGAGGCAACGTCATGAAAACAAGAAAAATTCCCGATATAGATGTTTTAGAAAAATTACTTTTTTGTGATTTTGAAACGGGCTCTTTACTCTGGAAAAACAGACCAAATGCTAGAAAAAACTGGAATTCAAATTATGCAGGTAAACCAGCATTTACTTATAAAGGAAACGCAGGCTATTTTTCTGGGTCTATAAATTGTGTCAATTTTTTAGCTCACAGAATTATATACAAAATGGCTTATAATCAGGAGCCAAAAGAAATAGATCATATAGACGGCAACAGACAAAATAATAAATTATCAAATTTACGAGGATCAAATAAATCTACAAATCAAATGAACGCGAAAAAAAGAGATAATTGTACGTCTATTTATAAAGGTGTTTATTTTAATAAAAGAAAGAAAAAGTATGCGGCTAGATGCAATAGAAAGTTTATAGGTTATTTTGAAAATGATTATGATGCAGCTTTAGCGTATAATTTTATGGCACACAAAGAATTTGGTGACTACGCCAAATTTAACACACAAAGGAAAATATCATGAAAGGCAAAATTCTTATCACCGCACTGGGTATCATTCTGGGTTTCGGCACCGTGGCGGCATATTTCGGCGTGACGGTTAAATCTGTCGATAACGGCGTTTGCATCTTTCCGGCCCCTGTAATCGTTGCCGAGCTTCCCGTTGAATAAGATCATATTCATATTAATCGCCGTTGCCAGTGCCATCGGGTCTTTTCTGATCTGGTCGCATGGCAACGCGAAATATGACGCCGGCGTAAAATCCTGCAAGGCGTCTTTTGCGCAAAGCCAGTCCGTTGCGGCGGCGCAGACCCAAAAAACAGCCGAAAAGGTTCGCCATGAAGTTAAGAAAATCAAAAGCCCTGATCTTGATAATGCCCTTGCTGATGCTGGCTGGCTGCGCGAAAACGCTGACCGTTGACCAAGGATGCCTCTGGACGCAGTACATATACGCGCACACTGAGGATACCCCCAAAACAAAGGCCCAAGTTCTTGAGGCTAATACAATCCGGAAAACAGTGTGCAAGCTTTAGCATCCGGCACCGTAAAACTGCCCCACGGCGAGGAAGTCAGCGCAAACCTGTATGATTTTGGCTCACGTTCGTTTCCTATGCGGTTCTGCTGGCTGTATGGTGGGATTTATAGGGCAGCATTTAAAACGCGCCCAGAGGCCGAAAATTGGGGAAAGAAAGAGGTTTTGATTTAAATGAGGGTTCTGGCAGCAAATTTCGTTCTAAGGAATGATAAGTCCCAAATAATCAATAAGGGCTCGCAGAATCCTCTTTTAAATTAATTCCTTAAGAGAGTGTTCCGCCTGCGGTATTGATTATTTCCGCAGCATCACCCCGTAGGGCGAAGACCCAGAACAGAACACTCACTCAAGAAATCATTTTATTTTAAATCTGTTTTTACGTTTTTGCTTCCGTTTCTTCGCCCGTTCTTCCCGCAGCTTTTTGTGTTCAAATGTTTCCTTCGCTGGCGGCTTATATTCTGGCCTTGGTAATTGCGCGATCAAAGACGAAACTAGAGCAGCGGTTGCAAGTGCGGTCAATGCTTTAGTCTTGCCAGTACTTCTGTTGTATTCGCAAGCTGCCGGACATGCTGTTTGCCCGCACTTGCAGAATTGATCCATCGTGCAATCTGTTGGTTCCCAAATCATGGCTTTTCCTTTCCGCAAATCTTAACTCTATCTATCACATGGTTAATACAAACCGTTTCGTAGTGGCATTTGCATAGCCCAATCCAGCACATCAATCTTTTCATACAACCTCAACAATTGCCGAAACTTCAGGGCATTCAGTATCTTCGCCGTGAAAAGTTACCTCAAAATTTGAAAAGCGTATGGAACTTCCTTTAGGAATTTCGCCATATTGTTTTTTGTATTCGTATTTTGCCTGCGCAAGCATCATGCGCAAAACTCTCGGTGGTGAATCCGTAGATATTTTAATTTTCATGGCTTGTCTCCGTGTATCTTTTCCAGTGCTTCTAATAACTCTACGCGCAACCTATCCACCTCCGCCTTGGTTTCCTCCAGTGAATGCTTGTAAATTTTTGCTGCAAGTTTTAGCTTCCTGTTTTCGTCCTCAAGCTCGCCGTTTCTTCTGGTTAATATCTCGTTGGCGTCATCCTGTATTTTAAGCTCCGCCTCAAGCTCGGCTATGCGGGTGTCCATGATAGAGGTGAGGGTGTAGGATGTCCCACGATTATCATTAAAGGGTCTGTTCGAGTACATCCCAAATTCAGTCAAAACCCCATCAACGTTTTGAGATATACCGTTATCTGTAATAAATATTTCTGTTAGATCGGTCATTTTTTCTCATCCTTTTTGCACTTTCTACAGGCTCCGTTATTATTATCATTCATCCAGCCACAAAACTGGCATATCCAGCTTAATATCATTTCCGTTCTCCGTATTGTGAGAGGATTGCGAGGGCGTGAAGTATTCCTTGCCTGTAACCACGATCATAGTGACCGTCTTTTTCAGTGATAAAATCAGCTTCTTCCTTCAGCTTAGCTTTTACGCTCTCAATCACCACGGCGTTGGGGGAGAGGGCGCGGGCGAGTGATCCATCGGCAAGCATCCCAAGAAAATGATATACAGCAGCCACAGTAAGGGCATCACCGTCTATATTTTTTATGCCACAAGGGTTGGCGCGTGAGAATATTTCTAGTGCTTTATTCGTGTCGGTCATGGGGATATCTTTTCTAAATTTGAATAAGCCAAAATACTGCGCTGTGTGTCTAAATCTTCTGCGCTGGCTTTATTTTTCCGGATCGTATCAGCCAGTCTCTCAAGAGTTATTCCGTAAAAATCACAAAGTTTCACAGCATTTACAAAGCCTATGCCGACTTTCCCCGTTTCAATTTGCGAAATAAACGCATTACTTAATCCTGTGGCTTTCTCTACATCCCGCAAAGTCAAACCTTTAAGTTCGCGACATAGTGCTAATAATTCTCCAGCTTCCATCACCCCTCCTTTGCCGATACAGGGGCGGCTGCGAGCATGGCTTTGTATGTCGCCTCTATTGAAGTATCTCCGTCAATAGACCAGTTGTTTTCTGCGTGTGAATACGCTTTTTTACCAGCATCGTGCATTTTCTCTGTCGGCTCTTTCGGCACCAACACCCACCCATCAGGAACACCAGCCTGTGCGAGGGCTTGCTTGATAGCTTTAGAAGCATCAACAATTCCACGGTGCCTTCCAAGATATTCTGATTTGCTTTCTATGT